GCGCCATGGGTTTTAGAATCGTGGGAACAACAATGCTCAGAACGGTGGGGGATTCCGATGCTGCTCGTTAGCGGGTTGGCAGCTCTCTTGGTGCTAGGTCTTTGGACAAGTGACGAAAATGGCAATTCAACAGGCGAGAAAAAATTGATTGTTCCGGCAGGCAATCGTTACGGCATCCGCTATGAGCAACTACTGGCCTTCATCATTGCAGCTCTGTAACCATGCCCCGCGACAAGCTATAGCAAGAGCATTTCAGCAAGCAATAACTAGGAAACCCCTATGGCATACAAAACCTCAGCTTGGCAAAGAAAAGAGGGCAAAGACCCAAAAGGCGGTTTGAATGCCAAAGGGCGAGCCGCTTACAATCGAGAGACAGGGGGTAATCTAAAGCCTCCTGCTCCAAATCCAAAAACAAAGAAAGACGCCGCAAGGCGCAAATCATTCTGTGCTCGTATGTCAGGGATGCCGGGGCCAATGAAGGATGAAAAAGGTAGGCCAACACGGAAAGCCCTGTCACTTAAATCATGGGAATGTTAATTATGGATGATAGAGCGTTTGGTAAAATTGAAGCCCAGGTTGAGGCTTTAGAAAAACAAGTGGACAATCTAACATCCAAAGTTGATGCACTCCTTGAGCTTGCTAATAAAAGTAAGGGTGGTTTTTGGATGGGCATGACAATTGCCTCAATCTTAGGTGCAATTGCAGCCTGGGTTATTGAACATTTTCTAATTAAATAAATATGCTTATCCACGACAAACCTTTGCGTGACTCGCAAAACAAAATGCTCACTGTTGGGCTGTTCAAAGAAACAATTCAGACAGGAAATAAATCTCCTGCCCCTTTCTCACTGGCAGACTGGAAGAAGGTTTATTTGGAACTAAATGATCCAACTGAATATCTTCCTGCTATGGCACTCACTGGTGACTGGCAACACTGGCAAGCAGTGAGGAATCACCACAAGTTGAAGCATTTGTTTGACTATTGGGCAGAAGAACTTGAAATGAAGCTCAAGAGCGAGGCTGTAAGGGCTCTGCTTGCACAATCTGCACAGCCTGGGGGCACAGCCGCAGCAAAGTGGCTTGCAGAGAAGGGGTATTTGCAAGAGGATAAGAAGAAGGTTGGGCGTCCTAAGAAGGAAGAGCCGGTTGCAGACATTCCTACAAACGTTGCAAACAAGTTGGAGAATGTTCTTCACCTAGTTGCCAATAAGAGGTGATTATGCCCTACAAACGAGACTATCAAAAAGAAAACGAGTATAAGAGCAAGCCGGATCAAATTAAGAAACGTGTCATGCGTAATAAGGCACGACGAGAATTGATGCGGGAGGGACTTGTTCAAAAAAATGACGGCAAGCACGTAGACCACAAGAAGCCCCTTAGCAAGGGTGGAAGTAATGCACGTAGTAATTTGCGTGTTCGCTCTGCAAGTGAAAACTCTTCGTACCCACGAAATTCAGATGGATCAATGAAACGGATTAAATAAATGGCACGCTTGACCGAGCAAGATTTGAAAAACCTACGAGAAGAGGCAGAGAGTTCGCTTCTCTCGTTTATTAAAATTGTATCCCCTCACCGGGTTCTTGGTGCAGTGCATGAAGAACTATGTTATTGGTGGCAAAGGCACGAAGCAAAAGACAACCAGCTTGTCCTCCTTCCTCGTGATCACCAAAAGAGTGCGATGATTGCATATCGTGTTGCTTGGTGGATCACTAAGCAACCAGAAACTACAATTTTGTATATTTCAGCCACAGCAAATCTTGCCGAAAAGCAGCTAAAGGCTATTAAAGACATTCTCACTTCTGACATTTATAAAACTCTTTGGCCTAACATGGTTAATGAGGATGTTGGTAAGAGGGAGCGATGGTCTATGGATGAAATTTCCGTTGACCATCCACGACGAAAAACGGAAGGTACTCGTGACGCTACAGTGAAAGCTGCTGGCATCACCACGAATACGACTGGACTCCATTGCAATGTTGCTGTACTAGATGACGTTGTTGTTCCAGATAATGCTTACACCGACACTGGTAGGCAAGCAGTGCGGGCGGCATATTCTCAACTTGCTTCCATTCAAACGACAGGTGCTAAAGAGTGGGTTGTTGGTACTCGATACCACCCTGCCGACCTTTACAAAGATTTGATGGATATGGTTGAGGTTGTGTGGGACGAAGACACCGACGAAGAAATTGAAACACCTGTTTACGAGACTTTTGAGAGGGTTGTTGAGAGGAATGGAGAGTTCCTTTGGCCTAAGCAACGTAGGCCAGATGGCAAGGTATTTGGATTTGATGACAGAGAACTTGCTCGTAAAAAAGCGAAATATCTCGATAAGGGACAATTTTACGCACAATACTACAACAACCCTAACAACTCAGAAGACAATCTGATTGATAAAGGGAGGTTTCAGTATTATGACAGGGATAAAATTACTACCGTTTCTGGTGCTTGGTATATTGGGAATCAAAACATTTCTATATACGCAGCGATGGATTTCGCATTTAGTCTCAGCGATAAGTCGGACTATACTGTAATCATGATTGTTGGTGTCGATGACCAGAGTAATTACTACATTCTTGACATTGACAGGTTTAAGACAAATTCCATTTCATTTATGTATGATAAAGCAGAGCGTATGTACCGGAAATGGAAATTTAAGAAAATGCGATGTGAGGTTGTTGCTGCACAGAAAATGATTGTGCAGCAATTTAGAGAGTATATGCGAAGTCAAGACATTGCATTTACAATTGATGAGTACAATCCTCCGAAAACAATGAAGAAGGAAGAGCGTATTGCGTCTGTTCTTGAACCACGTTATAATAATAACCAAATTTGGCATTATAAAGGTGGGCATTGTCAAACTCTGGAAGAAGAATTGGTTTTGAATAAGCCAGAACATGATGACTTGAAAGATACTTTGGCATCATGTATTGAAATTTGTAAACCTTCTATATCGTCTAAGAATTGGAAAAGAACAGGTAACGTAGTATTTAACTCCCGCTGGGGAGGAGTTGCTTATTAAAGGATTAAAATGAACGACAGTTTGCAAGTAGAATCTCTTGACCCGGACTTGTTGGCATATAAGGTTGCTGACATGTGGGTTCGTTGGGATGATAACCGGGCACAGTGGAAATCAGATTGCCAAGAATTGAGGCAATATCTATTTGCAACTGACACTCGTAAAACATCCAATTCAAAGGCTGGATGGAACAACAGCACAGTTACGCCGAAACTCACACAGATTCGTGACAATTTGCACGCAAATTACATGGCTGCGTTGTTTCCAAGTGAAGACTGGTTTTACTGGGAAAGCCTTGAAAAAACCCCTGACGCTTTGCGTAAACGAGAGAGCATTGTTTCTTACATGAAACAAAAGCTGAAGGTGAGTAACTTCCAATTGCTTGCCTCACAACTCATTTATGACTATATTGACTTTGGCAATGTTTTTGTCACTTATGACTTTGTAAATGACATTGTGAAATCAGAGAATGGGTTTACACAAAAGTATGTTGGGCCAAAAGCCTACCGTGTAAATCCAAACGATGTTGTATTTAACCCTGTTGCAACTGACTTCAATAGTACCCCATTTCTACGCCGAATGCTGAAAAGCCTTGGCGATTTGCAGTATGATATTGAAACCAAACCAACTTTGGGGTATAATAAAACAGTTTTGAATAAAATGCTTGACTTCCGGCAGCGAATGGTTGCTGATCCAGAGTTTAAGAAGACAATTAACTTGGCTATTGATGGCTTTGGCAGTATTGATGAATACTTGCAAAGTGATATGGTTGAACTGATTGAATTCTGGGGTGACATTTATAATGTGACTACACGGAAGTTGGAGCGCAACCTGTCAATTACAATTGTTGACAGGCGTTGGATTTTGGCAAAGCGTACAAATCCTCTGTGGACTGGTGCAAAACCTTTCTTCCACTGTGGGTGGCGCTTGAAGCCAGATCACCTTTGGGCGCAAGGCCCATTGGATCAGTTGGTTGGTTTGCAATATCGCATTGACCACCTTGAAAACTTGAAGGCAGACGTATTCGATCAAATTGGCTACCCAGTTATTAAAGTGATGGGAAGCACAGTTGAGCAGTTTGAATACGAACCCGGCGCTGTTGTTTTCTGTGGTGATGAAGGCAATGTGGAATTTTTGCGGCCTGACGCAACAGCTTTGCAGGCTGATTTGCAAATTGATTCGTTGATGAACCGGATGGAAGAACTTGCTGGTGCGCCTAAGCAAGCAATGGGAATCCGTACTCCGGGTGAAAAGACAAAGTATGAAGTGCAGAGTTTGGATAATGCAGCGGGTCGCATCTTCCAGAGTAAGACGCAATGGTTTGAAAAGAACATTCTTGAGCCTTTGCTGAATGGTATGTTAGCTGAAGCGGTACGAAACTTCCAGGGAGTCGAGCAAATTAGAACAATAGACCCTGACTTTAATACAGAAATGTTTATTGAAGTTACTAAGGAGGACTTAATTGCTAACGGAAAGTTATATCCTGTTGGCGCTCGTCATTTTGCAGAGCAAGCTAAGTTTGTTCAAGAACTTGCTCAAACAGTCCAAACTGTTCAAGCAATTCCGACAGTAGCCGCACACATTAGTGGGAAAGCGATTGCTAAGGCTCTTGAAGAAAATCTTGGTTGGATGCGATATGGAATTGTCAAGGACAACGTAGCCATTATGGAACAACAAGAAACTCAGCAACTTATCAACCAAGCACAAGAAGAAATGGCTGCACAAGCAGCCGCTGGTATGGAAGCACCTCCAGAAGGGATGCCCCCTGAAGGGATGCCTCCGCAGATGCAAGGATTTTAATGAATTCGCTTCTAGCAAAAAATAAACCAAAAGATTGTGAGGATTTTAACCAGTTGTGGACAAACGCTGGTTACACCTTGCGAGCTTTGTACAAAACAGTAAGACAACTTCGTGACGAGTTGGACAAGATTAAAACAGAAGATTTTGACTGTCCAAACCACTACGCGAAGTTGGCTTATCAAGGCGGTCAGGCGAAAGCGTATGACCTTATTCTATCGTTGTTGCCTGACACGGCAAAGGATTAAACAGTGACCACTGAAACTATTTTCAAAGAAGGCCAAGACCCAGGCCAAACCCCTCCAACGACTCAAGGTAATGGGGAAATTGTAACTGCCCTCGTAGGTGATGGGCAAAAATACAAAACCGTCGATGAACTTGCAAAAGCATATTTGCACGCAGACACTTTTATTCAACAACTTAAAGAAGAGAATCAAAAGTATCGTGAGCAAGCAGCCGCTGCAAAAAGCATTGATGAGGTTTTGGAACGTCTACAACAAGCGCAACAACCTGAGCAAGTTACCCCTGCCAAGGTTGAGCAAACTGACATTTCTGCACTTGTAGAACAGACGTTGACGCAGCGTGAGGTTAAAAAGGCTCAGGAGGCAAATCTTCTTGAGGTAGATAGGATGATGAAGGAACGTCACGGAGAACGCGCTACGGAGCTTTTTAAGGCCAAGGCGAATACTCCTGAACTTCAGCAACTCTACATGCAACTTGCCGCACGCAGTCCACAAGATTTTGTTGCTTTGTTTGGCGAAGCACAGCCGATTGGAAACACCATTCAAACTGGTGCTTCTGTAAACACTGTAAACATGTCCTCTCATGGTGCGAGTCGAGAAAACATCGAAGGCACGAAGGAATGGTTTACAAAATTGCGGCGTGAACAACCACAGAAGTTTTACTCTTCTGCTATGCAAGTTCGTTTCAGCAAAGCAGCTACGGAAAACCCCAAACTTTATTTTGGTTAATAGGAGAATTATAAATGGCAAGTTTTGACTACTCAAAGGTTAATGACCATCTGGTACGCACTGAACAATGCGCTTCGTACCTGAAGGAAGTGCTGCAAGAAGACCTGATGGCGAAGGGCTATGTGCGCCAGCTTGACGGTTTCACTGATGGCAACCAACTGACTATCCCCTCTATCGGTGAAATGCCGATGCGTAACGTGGACGAGAACAGCCCTGCTGTTTACGACGCTGCTGACACTGGTGAATTCACTTTCTCCATTGATCACTACGTTGAGTCTGCCTTCTTCATGACTGACAAGGCCAAGCAAGACAGCTACTACGCTTCGCAACTGCTGGCAATGATTCCTGAGAAGATGCGCCGTGCTCTTGATGAAGACTACGAAAGCAAGGTGTGGAGCCTGGGCAACACCCAAACGCTCAACGATGCCAACAGCATCAATGGCGCTTCTCACCGTTTCATTGGCTCTGGTAACTCGAACACCAACCTGTCGCTGGAAGATTTTGCCAAGGCCAAGTTTGCCCTGGACAAAGCTTCTGCAATGGGCGCACGTATTGCCGTTATTGACCCCTCGCAAGAGTTTGTGTTTAACAATCTGATTGGCGCACAGGGCTTCATTAACAACCCGCAATTCGAAGGTGTTGTGACTTCTGGCCTCACCGGCAATGCTCCGAAGTTCATCCGTAACTTCATGGGCTTCGATGTGTACGTGTCCAACTTCCTTGCTACTCCGACTGACTCGGCTATTAACGCTGATGCTCGTGGCTCGGTGTCTACGCCTACTGCCCCTGTGAGCAACTTGTTCATGACTGTTGGCGGTGATCGCACTCCGTTCGTTGGCGCATATCGTCAACTCCCACGTGTTGAGTTCGAACGCAATAAGGATTTGCGTCGTGACGAATACGTGATGAACGCCCGATTCGGCCTGAAGCTGTATCGTCCTGAGTGCTTGGTGTCTGTCATTACCAAGAGCACGCTGTAATATCTAATTGGTTAATCGGGGGAATCTCCCCCATTTCCAAATAATTGAAAGGAATTGAAATGACTCGTAAATCTGTATGGGCGAATGCCGATGGTCTTCGCGTTGGTTTTGGCCCGAATCTCGCTGACTTCTCTAGTCAAGGCGTTCAAAAGCAACATGATGGTGAAGTGGTTGTTCGTTTCACCCTTGATGGTGAGAAGTTTAGCGGTGGCACGTACCAGTTTGACACGCAGGAAGTTGTGCCTGTTGGCGCAGTGCCTCTGTATTGCCATGTTCGTGTCTGGGAAGCGTTTGCTCTTGGTGGTACTACCCCCACCATTCAAATTGGCGATGCTGGCTCTGCAACCCGTTTTGCTGCCTTGTCGGAAGCTAATGCAGAAGCACTTGGCACGTATACCACGTCAGTGACTGCAACGCCTCTGACTGCGGCTGGCACAATTGCTGTGTCGTTGGGTGGAACTACTCCCACGGTTACTTCCGCAGGTAAGGCTTCTGTCACCCTGGCCTACCGTGTGAACGCTGCGGTTTAATTAGACCGAAGAAGGGGGAGGCTTTGCTTCCCCTTTTTTATTTTAATCGGAGAAATTAGCATCTATGGCTACTATTGCACATAAAAATATTCCATCTGCCCAAGCGCACGAGCCAAAAGGCGTTGAATCCGCAGTAAACAAATCACTTTATGTTGCCAATGGTAGTGGCAGCGGAACATGGAGTAAAATTGGCCCACAAAGTTTATCCAATATCAGTACTAATGGCGTTGCTGGCCAGTTTGTCGCTGTCGATGGTGCTGGTAATTTTGTGCTTGCCTCTGCTCCTTCTGGAAGTATTTATTTCTACAACGTTTCTACCCCCTACACGCTGACATACCCCTCTGTTTTTACAAAGGCAGCTCCCACTACAATTGCCAGTGGTAGTCCAACGCTAATCACTGAAGGGACAAATGCACGGCTAACCTACACTGGTGCTTCTACAACCTCTCTTGATGTTGCGTATATCATTAGTTTTGACCAAGCATCAGGTGCTGATAGAGATGTTCAAGCTGCAATCTATAAGAATGGGACAGTTGTTCCTGGCAGTCAGGCAATTGTCACGTCAAGTTCTGGACAAAAACACCAACTTATTTGCCATGCTGATGTGTCTGTTTCGTTGAATGACTATATTGAAATTTACATGAAGAACGATGGTGCGTCTGGTGATGTACGTATCTATGCGTTTACTATGCAAGTAACAACTGCTGGTGCTTAATTATGAAGCTATCACTTCTTGATATTACACAAAAGATTTTGAGTTCATTGGACAGTGATCCAGTGAATAGTATTGATGACACTGTTGAGTCAATTCAAGTTGCAGACATTGTTAAAGAGTCATACTACTCTTTGATGGCAGAACGTGACTGGCCTTTCTTGCATGAACTTTGACAACTTGAAGGCTTGGCAGATACGGCAAATCGCACAAAGATGCGAATTCCAGAAACTGTCAATAAGATTAAGTGGGTTAAGTATAACAAGAAAGAGATTGAGTGGCTTCCTGCCCCAGAGTTTCATCACATCATTATGACTCGGACAGAAGAGCCAAACATTGTAGACTCGAATGGGTACATTATAAATGCCGATCCTCAATACTGGACTTCGTATGATGATGACTATGTTGTCTTCGACGGGATTAACCTTGCTACAGAGACTACCCTTCATTCTTCTAATAGTTCTATTTACGTTGTAAAGGCCCCTACGTGGACTCATTCAGACACGTTTGTACCTGACCTACCAGACAAGTTTTTTCCAACGCTTCTAGCTGAAGCTAAGAGTCAGGCATTTGTCGAGTTGAAACAAACAAGCAATGCACGAGAAGAACAGAAAGCTAAACGTGGACGTTACACCATGCAGAATGAAGCATGGAAGAACGAGTTTGGTGAGTATAAGTACAATACAAAAGTTAATTACGGAAGGCGGTAATCATGGCTAAGAAACCACAAGACAAGATGAAAGAAATGAAGCAATTCATGCAAAAGGCAGAAGGCAAGATTGAGGAAGTTGAAGTGACCTACAAGTGGGAAATGCCTGAGTCAACTTGTGAAATGCCAGATTGCAATGCACACAACAAGAAAACTATGCAATACAAGGAATAATAATGAACACTGGAATTGACTATATTCTGGAAAAGAAAGCAATAAAGCAACAAGAGCGTAAAGCAAAAGATGCGGAACTGGAAGCAGCACGAGTAGACAATTACATTGTCCTTGAGCGCAATCCAGTTGGGCTGTACAGTTGCCGTTATGCGATGGGTGGCACACTACCCTCGGAATTGAAAACAAAGTTTACCTCTCGTAATAAGATTCTTGCGATTTGCAATCAACGAGGAATTAAAGTAAAGGAATGACATGGCAGCACAGCCCTCACAAGAAGATTTCTTCTCGTTCGTTGGTGGTCTAAACACTGAGGGCGGGTACTTCCTTACCCCTAAGAATTCTTGGAAAGAAGGGGATAATGTAATCCCTCAAAAGGATGGAAGCATTCAGCGACGAGCCTCTGTTAATTATGAAGCAAACTATGTGTTTTCCTCGCTTGGTCTGATTGACAGCACAATTGATAACTACGCCTTTTCTACGCACATTTGGCAAAACGTAGCAGGCAATGGCAATAAAAACATTCTCGTTGTTCAGTTTGGTCAGTATGTGTATTTCTATGACGCATCAACAAGTACAACGTCTACAACCAAGTATGCCTTTGAAATTTACTTGCCAGACTTCCAAGCCTATGCAAACACAAGTTTGATCGGTAGCTCTCCAATTTCATGTGTTGATTGCTATGGCAAGTTGGTTATTGTGTCTCAAGACACAGACCCAATTGCAATCCTTTATCAGTCTGATACGAGTTTTGTTACAAAACGTCTTGATTTGAAGATGCGTGATTTTGACGGGATTACAAGTCCTATTTCACCAGACCAAGAAAAAACACAGGCTGAATGGGAAACTCTCAACTTCTGGCCTGAAGCTCTTTACAACCTTTACAATCAAGGTTGGAAAGATGACAAGATTTCTGCTTATGGCGCTGCCAATTCCAATAAGTATCCAGCAAACAGTAAGCAATGGATTTATGGTAAAAATACAACAGATGATTTTGATTCAACTGTTCTTGCCAAAATTGATTTTGGAACATCACAGGCTCCGAGAGGACGAGTAATTCTTAGTGCATTTAAGCAAGATCGTGCAAATGCCCTTCTTACGCTTGATACAAAAGGAACTGCACCTTCTCCTGTGTCAATCAACTCTCGTTTTGTTGATCAAACAAACGTATATCAAAATGTCTTCTTTTATTCAATACCAGCAGTTGATGGGTTGGCAATTAACACAGACGGGTATCGCCCTGCACATTGCTCATTCTTTGCTGGCCGTGTTTGGTACGCTGGTGTTCCTTCTGGTGAAAAACTTGGCTGGATTATGTACAGCCAGATTGTTTCTGACATTTCTAAAATTGAAAACTGCTATCAGCAAAACGATCCAACTTCAGAGAAACTTTCTGACTTGCTAGAAACTGATGGTGGTATTATTCAAATCCCAGAAGCAGGAAACATTGTTGGACTTGAACCTCTAGGAAAAGGTCTTGTTGTCTTTGCAACAAATGGTGTTTGGATGATTTCTGGCGCTGATGCTGGATTCACACCTTTGAATTACACAGTTGATAAAGTTTCTAACAATGGATGTTTTGCAGGACAATCTGTTGTTAAAGCAAATGAGTTTATTTACTATTGGGGTGTCTCTGGTATTTATCGTATTAAGTATTCTCCTTCAGAAGGAGTTTCTGTAGAACCATTGGCAGACACTACAATTAGAAGTTATTTTATTAATATTCCAACATTCTGCAAGAAATACGCAGAGGGAAAATACAATGACACAGAAAAAGTAGTTTATTGGTTATACTCAGATAATGAATCCTCTCGATATAGAAAAAATAAAATTCTTTGTTTCGACTCTTATATTGGTTGTTTTTATACTCAAACTATTGACAATACGCTTGATCCTGTAGTTGTCTCAATTGGGGTTACTAAAGAAAATATTAATGTCACAACTTGTGATGTTATTGTTGATAATGGCGACCTTGTTATTGATGACTCTTCAAATCAAGTGATTGCTGATGTGTTAGAAGAAAGTGCTGGTGTTCAGAAGATTAAATTTGTGACGCTGGTTACAAATGCTGGAACACGTAAACTGACGTTCTCAGACTATTCAACAACACGTACAACATTCAATGACTGGGTTTTGTCCAATGGAACTGGTGTTGATGTTGCAGCATATGTTGTTACAGGGTATAATCTTGCAGCCTCTGGCCCTACAAAGGCAAAGACAGGAAACTACCTGACAGCGTTCATGAAGCGTACAGAAGAAACGTTTGACGCAAGTGTTGTGCCTGTCCCTCCGTCTTCGTGTTTATTGCAAACACGTTGGGATTTTACAGACAATGCGATTGCTGGCAAGTGGAGTGATTCAGTACAGATTTACAGAATTAACAGAGTGTTCTTTGGACTCCCCTCAACAGATTATGACAATGGTTATCCGTTGGTAATAACTAAGAATAAGTTGAGGGGTAGAGGGAAGAGTATTCAAATGAAGTATTCTAGTGAAGCTGGAAAAGACATGAAACTTGTTGGCTGGTCTGCAACATTTACGAGTAATTCTAATGTATAAATTTCAATATGATGTGCCGATGGGTTTATTTTTAGATGAAACTAAAGATATTCTTCATCGGCATTGGGAAGAATTGGCAGTTAATAGAGATAAGATTCCTCTGTCTCCTGACAAAGAAAGATATTGTCAACTACAAGACATTGGTGTTATAAAAAACATCGTTGTCTATAATGAAAATAATGAAGTAGTTGGATACTCTATTTTGCTAATTCAACCCGCATTGCATTATAGTTGTGATACTTTTGCTCATGTAGATGTTATCTATGTAGATAAACAATACAGGGCATCGTCACTTGGCGCAAGGTTGCTTCTTGCTACAGAGCATATAGCAAAAGAAAATGGGGCAAGTGTAATCTTGCACCATGCAAAACCAAATGTGCCAATGATTATTAAACCATTAGAGAAATTAAACTATAAACTGTACGAGTTTATTTATGGAAAATACTTAGGAGAGTAACATGGGTTATGTCGCAGCCGCAGCCGCAATTTACTCGGCAGATCAACAGGCAAAAGCAGGTAGGCAACAACAACGTGCTTTTGAAGCTGAACAGCGAAGGGCAGAGATTGAGAATGTCTA